TCATCGTTCCATCACCTTTTTTAGACGCTGTAGCAATTCCAAAACTGGCGAGAACGCCCGTAAACACTGACGCGATGAAGGTTGGATCTATTTTCTGTTGAGGTACACCTGGGATCGCAACATAATTTAACGTCAAGATCGCACCGGACCACCCAAGTACTACAATTCTGACCCCTGTAGATATAATTGCAGCCTGTTCTTCTTGATCAGGAATAAGTGCATCTTTTACTTTTCCAAACACACCTTTTTTCTTTTCAGTATCATTTTTTACCGAAAAATCTTTTACCTTTTCAGTCATCGTATAGTAGCAAGACGTATTAAGTTTAACCTCAGGTAAACTTATATTGCGACAAAGAAGTATTTAGTCCTATGTGGAAACTAATCCCCTTATTAATGTTCTTTATTGCACCTTCTGTAAAGGCAGATCTAGTTCATAGGCTATCAACGTCAACTCAGCTATCGGTCACGGGAGCAGCAACAAGTGCAGAAAGAATTGGCTCAACCTACGCCGTCTCAGGATCAAACATTAAAGTTGGTTCTGGAAATAGTGACGTGTTTGGAGGATTGACGATTGGATCAGCAACAGCTGCTGCAACTATGAAAGCAGGTACTTACGACGTAAATACTGCAGGTAGTGCTTTCAGTTTTTCGGAAAGTTTCACTCAAGGAGACGGAATACCTGCAATAGGTAGTGGTGTGGATGTTACCTCTGGTGTGGTAGCTGATATGCCAGCTTTTGGTAATACTACAACGCAATCTGGTGGTGTTGCCGGTACCCTCGCAGGGACAATTACCAGCGCTGGAGTGGTTACGATAACCGGTGGAGGCGCTGGTACCACTGCTACCGGACAATTTGTGAGCGAGGTAGTCATAGGAGACTGAGTAGGCTACGATGAAACGCTTATTAACCGTCTTATCACTACTGTTTATACCTGAAGCTGGTGCAGTTCCTGTGATTCCAAATTTCACTCAAGGAGGAATGACCAGCCATACAGAGACAACATCTAAAGTAACGGAGACGATAAATTCAATTGATTATCAGACAGGGTGGCAGTATACTGTGACCGGCACAGGAGTTGAGCATTCGGGATCAAGTATCTCGCCAGATGCGGTAACTGGCAATTCAAATACGCTTCAAGGTGTGACTTCTACATGGACGGGTCTAGACGCTGCAAACAAACCAGATTGGACAATAGTAAATCCTGGTGGCAGCTTTCAATTTACCGAATCATATCGCTCGCCTGGTATGGTCAATCAGACAATAATCCAGAGAGTCACAGAAATCCAAAGCGTCACCGACACAACTTCAACTTTCAGCAACTAAGCTACCTTTTATTAGTTTTATTAAATGCGAATGTATTATTCCCGACAGCAGTACGCTCTTCGGACGTTGGCGGTGTTAGCGCCACTGCTAATCCTGTTGCTAATAGTTCAGGTTCTGTCACCAACCAAGCCATCCAGGTTCTTCAAGGACCGTACATTACCAACACCTACGGAGATGGAATCAGTTGCCAAGGACCTACCCTAAATATCACACCCTTCATTACTGATAGTCATAGCTTTCAAAAACCTAGAGAATATTATTATGAAGATCCTGTATATGATGTTTCTGACTCCGACAATGATGGCATCGTCGATAATCCCGGCTCCATCCTCTACTACGTGCCCACAAGAACAGGTCAGAAGGATCAATTTAATTTGTCCTTGGGAATTTCCGCAACCATTTCAATACCCCTTGATGGAGGACTGCAAGCCAGATGTAAAAAATCAGTGGACACAAGGCTTGCCATGCAAAATCAGCTTATTGCCAATAAAAGATTAGATTTCGAAATAGCACGTCTAAAAAATTGTGGTGAACTATTAAAGGCGGGAGTAACCTGGCACCCTAAATCCAAGTCAGCAGTTATTTGTTCAGACGTTATATTGGTGAATCCTCCAGGTGTAGTTGGTCCGCATACACATTCTATTTCTTCTTCGGCTCCTTTAAAGGAGGGAGACTCCTTTTCTCTCGGTACTGATTTGAACGAATCTCAGAAATAGTTAATTTTCTTGGAGCCTTACCAAGTTTCTTTTGAACTGCTGTAATAACTTTTTTGACGACAGGTTTTACAGTTTTCAAAAGTAAGTCAGCTAAGGGTTTTGCAAGGACACTAGAAATAACAGCAGTAGACGCAATAACTGCAGTAGTGGTAGCAAGTTGTGCTGATGGAAGATACTGTTCAACAGCTCCAATATCCTCATATAACGTTATACAAATTGTCTTATCTTCATTCAACTCAAAACCTACTACCTTTTCTTTTTGATTCTGAGCAACGTCTCCTATACGCGGAGCATTAGGACCAGGGCATGGTACCTCTTTCTTAGGTACTTTAGGAACCCCTGTCTCTGGAGTTTCAGGAGCAGGTGGAGCTGCATAGGCAGGAGGTTGCGCTGCAGTTGTATAAATTAGATCCTCAGGACTATAATCCATAGCGTTGAAACTAGGATAGTGTCCATTAGGACATAACGTTCTTAAACCATTATTATCCTCTATTGGTAAATTTTGTGCTCTCTTATCATCAGGATGAAATTCAACACAACCTGGTATATCAACTACAGGGGTACCTATAAGTACAGTAACTGGTGGAACCTCAGGAGCTGTAGGTCTTACAGGTAGACTCCATATCTGAATCTGTGGTGTACCTATCTGAGTAACCTGAATATTAATATCAGGTATCTGCTCCACTATTTAGGAAGACTTAAACTCTTTACACCTAATTGTGCGGCTCCTCCTGCTTGAGCTGGACCAGTCATTTGTGGCATTTTAGTATCCACTAAAGAAGGTAGTGATCCAGTAACTGATTCAAGGACTTGAGACTTAACCTTATTAATAAGTTGATCTCTTTGTAAGTATATAAATAAACCGCTCCCGACAACGGCAAGAGATACAGCGCCAGACGCAACAGCAATGAAGTTGACAACTTTTTGAACCTTACAAGACATTGTTTATGAAATCTTTGAATTTTGTACCGCCATCATACTCCCATGCATATCCTTATTTTATTTAGCCTCCAATGCTGTTACTTTTGCTGATAGTTCCTTGATTGCGTTCACTAAAACAGGAACCAATCTTTCATATTTCAAACCGTATGCTGAGTCATCTTCATTGAGATTGACAACTAACATATCATCTTTATTCGTTGGATTCCCTTCAATAGCTAAGACATCTTGAGCTAAAAATCCAATATGTTTCTTATTACGTTTCTTACTACCATCAGGGGTGTTGTCGTCATACCAACAACGCTTGTCCCAACGATATGTTACAGGTTTTAATTGATTAATCCAATTCAACCCATTAGTAAAGTCAACAACATCAGTTTTATCTCTCTTATCAGAAGATGAGATAGATGTATCCGCACAATATAAATTAGTAACATCATTATTACCTAGACATACAATATTATTACCAGTTGTAACTGATCCTGAAGGAGAAGAACCTGATCCTGCAGCCCAACCCAACATAGTATTATTATCTCCATCTGTTATCTCGTCCCCAGCGGTCATTCCTAAAGCAGCGTTATAATGCCCAGTTGTGAGGTTTGCTATCGCTTGATAACCGCAACCAGTATTATCGTTTCCAGTATTTATCTTCTTTCCACATTCATAACCTACGCTGACATTCCTATGACCATCTGCTGTACCATTTTGGTCAGAACATCCTGAATAAGTACCAATAGCAACATTTTTCTCTCCATTATCTATATCTTTACCAGCATAATAACCAATACATGTATTTTTAGAACCTGCTGAACTTGTACTTAATGCATATGAACCTACTGCAGTATTTTCTCCTGCAGTAGTATTTTCAGCCATTGTGTATCTACCTATAGCAACATTACTACTAGCAGTTGTGTTCTTTCCTAATGCGTGATAACCAATTCCTACACCGCCTGAACCAGTCGTATTAGCATCTAAAGCTTGTGAACCAACAGAAACATTTTCTACACCTGTTGTATTTGCTTTTAATGCATAATTACCAACAGCACTGTTATTATCACCACCAGTATTTAAATTTAATGTTTCAAAACCAACAGCTACATTATCATGTCCTGCATCAGTAATAGTATATAAAGCACTATTACCTACAGCAGTATTTCTAGATGCTTCAGTAATGCTGTAGAAAGCAGTACTACCTATTCCAGTGTTGTTAACACCAGTGGTATGGTTCTGACCTACTCTATACCCAATAGCAACATTACCTGTTCCTGTAGTGGTAGATTTAAGTGCTTCGTAACCAATAGCAATTTGATAACTACCATCTGTTGCAGTCTTTAATGCCTCGTACCCAATAGCAACTTTACCGTTGCCATTTGTGCCTGAAAGCATTGCACGATGACCAACACCAACATTATTACTTCCAGTATTTACGTTTAAAACACCATCACCAACACCAACATTAGCAGCACCTGTTGTATTGGTTTCTAAAGTATTATGTCCTATAGCAACATTATAAGAGGCAGTGGTGTTTGCACCTAATGCATTTCTACCTACTGCTACGTTTTGAGTACCTGTAGTATTAGCATCTAATGCAACAGAACCAACAGCAACATTACCATCACCCGTTGTGTTTGCACTTAAAGAGTTTGTACCAACAGCAGTATTACTAGCTCCAGTAGTATTTGCTCCCATGCTATATCTTCCAATAGCAGTGTTGTAATGAGCCGTAGTATTTACTTTTAAAGCGTCTCTTCCTAATGCTGTATTATGTATTCCTGTTGTGTTTAAATATAATGACTGATGACCTACAGCAGTATTTTCAGTAGCAGTTGTATTTGAACTTAAAGCATTAACACCTACAGCTACACATGAACCGCCAGTAGTGTTTGCATCTAAAGCTAAAGCTCCAACGGCTGTATTTTCATATCCAGTTGTATTATTTTGTAAAGCAAGTCTTCCTACTGCTGTTTGATTACTTGCGGTTGTATTTTCGTATAATGCTAGATAACCAACGGCAGTATTATTACTTGCAGTTGTTTGTACACCTAATGCGCCGTAACCAACACCAGTATTATTTGATCCTGTCGTATTGGCATCTAATGTATTAAGACCAACAGCACAATTTAATGTTCCAGATGTATTTGCAGCTAATGAGTTATAACCAAAAGCAACATTATTATTAGCAGTAGTAAGCGCACCTAAAGAGTTATACCCATAAGCAGTATTCTGTACTCCTGTTGTACATGCGTCTAAACAAGTAACACCGACAGCAGTATTACCATCTCCAGTAGTTATCGCTGTTCCAGCGTTATATCCAATTAACGTATTACTAGTTGCATCTGTTCCAGAAAAACTATCACCTGCACCTGCACCAACTCTGGTGTTATTTTGAGCATCAGTGGCGTCAATACCTCCCTCTGCAACTAGTATTCCAGTAACTGTCGCTCCCGTATTTGATGTCTCAAAACGCTTGGTGTTGTCGTAATAGAGTTCTACAGCTCCGTCTGCTATGAACTTAGCCATAGCCTCATTTCCAGCAGCATTCAATATCTGTGCTTTTGAAGAAAGTAGGTTTAAATTTCCAGTACCAGTATCAGCGAGGTATGAATCACTCCCGTCATGGTAAATAGTTAAGTCCGATGAAGTTCCAAATGCAGCCTTTGCATTGTCATTAAATATCAAATCATCTGCTGATTTATCCCAAACAACGTTTGCAGCTGCACCAGTAAACGTTACATCTCCGTCGTGTGTAGCTCCATCGTCTACACAAACTCCTATAATATTGAATCCAGCAGCGTTTGTATGCGCTTTTAATATATTATTATGATATAGCTCGCAAGCACCATTAGCAGCACCTACTAAATAATTTTCTCCTGCAGCACTAGTTAACTTAAGATCATCTCCACGTATAAAGAAAGTCCCCGTGTCATTTTCTAGATATGTATTTGTAGAATTATGATATAGCTCTAGGTCATTACCTGTTCCGATTTGTAATTTCTTATTATCAGGTAAATTAAAACCATCTCCACTAAGACTAAACGTTAAGACACCATCTGAAGTGAAACCCATCGTTCCACCAGTTACAGAATATAGCCCTGTGTTGTTGTCCGTTCCAAAGGTAATACTTGGCGCGGTAGCACTACCTGCAGGGAACTCAGTACCTACTGTGACGTAGTCTGCACCAGATAAGATAACACCAAAGAAAGCATGTCCATTAGCTGGAGCTGAACTAAATACAATATTATTTCCTAATAGTTTGAAACCTGCACTACCCGTCGGATCAGGTTCTTGAATGACTCCATTAACTGAGATATAAATCTGCTGAGTGTTAATTGGGAAAGGTACTGGAGCAGCTCCTCCAACTAATAATGCAAACGAAGTTGTGCTCCCGTTAAAACTAGAACTTATATCGTCAATAATTTTGTTGCCTGACTCCGCAACTTGCAGATCATTCCCAATATACATTTTGTATTAGATGACTTTGTTATCTTCTATTGTATTTCTACTCTATTTATCTATTCCGCTTCAAACTTAGTATTTGGACCATTAGTAGTAGGTGCTTTAGGCCAAACGACTGATCCATAGCCAGATGACGCATATGTTTGACAAATATCTCTCAATGCTTGACGATATGCTGCCCATGCTGCTTGATCGACACTACAACCAGGTGTCATTGTCCAATCAGTTGTACGTAATAAAAAATCACGTTTCTTACGAATAATATCCCAACTTGTTTCATCTAATTTTAAAATTGCTCTATCAAACTGCTTATCAAGCTCTGCTTTAATCTCTTCAAACTTTTGTTGAAGAACACTTATATCGCCAAATGTAGATAGTCCCATGACTTAAGTCTGATCAAGGTAACTCAGTGTCAGATCCATTGCAGTGGCAGTATCACAACGTGCTCTTAATACATCACTAGCTTCGAGGATGATTTTACTTCCTGTAATCAACTCAAGAGAAGACCCAGCTGGAACCGGAACACTCTTTAGTAGATAAACATTATCCCCACTATTAGGAACCATGTAGACATCCACGTTTGCACTGGTAGATGTTTTATTAGCAACTAAAGCATTAAGAATAATAAGAGTTGAAGATGCTCCAGCTGTCAACACATTTGTATTGGTGCTACTTACAGCATCTGTAACTAAACTGGATTTAGTTGCTTGTTTGAAGGTATTTGCCATATCAGCCTAAAGCCACGATGAGAGCGATGTTGTCATTGGAATTAAATAAACCATTCACAGTCAAGCTTCCTGTAATAGAAACGTTACCTGGAATAGTCGCTGATCCACTTCCATCTATTGTAAGCCGAGCAACACCTCCCGTTACTATTGCTATTTGATCAGATCCAGTAGAAATAATTCCTGTATTAGGGTCATTTGCAAATTTAAGAGCACAGCTGGTTAATGAACCAAGTCCAAAAGATGCATTAGATCCATCTTCTCTTAAAAGTGCTATACCACCAGCAGTGGAATTATCATGAACAACACAGACCTTTTTATCTGTGTCAATAGTAAGTTCTCCTACTGCACCAATGAAAGTAGAAGTTTGATTTGTTGATCCTCGACGGAGTTGTACTTGGGTTGCCATAAGCCTATCCTAATGCAACTGCTATTGCAGTAGCGAAACTTTCGGTTGCGATGTCCCCAGTTTCATCTGGGAGAGTTAAAGTTCGATCCGCAGTTGGATCGGTAACTGCAAGAGTTGTTTCATAAGAGTTAGCCGTAGCACCCTCAAAGACAAGTGGACTTGCTCCTGCAAATACAGCGCTTCCTGCAGTAATCGTTCCTGTAATCGTAGGACTGGTAATACTTTTGTTAGTTAAAGTTTGAGAACCAGCTAACGTCACAACCGTGGAGTCAATCGCGTAAGTTACAGTCGAACCTGTAGCACTCGTATCAATTCCAGTTCCACCAGTAAGAACTAATGTTGCTGAATCCAAATCAATCGAAATTGATCCAGAATCAGACTGAACATCTAAGTCTTCAGCTGTAATTTTAGTATCTACATACGCCTTAATACTCTGCTGTGTAGCCAAGTGTGTTGCAGAGTTACTAGACATATTATCTTCATCTTTAATTGATGTTCCTGATATGGCATCATTTAGAACAGCACTAGTTAATGTCTTATTAGTTAAAGTATCTGAAGTAGCTAAACCAACGAGTGTGTCTGTAGCGTTAGGAAGCGTAACAATTCGATCTGCTGTTGGATCTCCTACAGTCAAAGTTGTTTCATGAGCATCAGCAGTAGTACCTTCAAATACCATGGAGGCATCACTAAGATATAAACCAGAAACTGTTGGAGACGTTAACGTTTTATTAGTTAAAGTTTGAGAACCAGCTAAAGTAGCTACGGTACTATCAATAGCAAAGGTAGCTGTAGTACCTGATCCACTTGTATCTATACCAGTTCCACCAGTAAGTATTAATGGTTCTGAATCTAAATCAACATCAAAGTTACCAGAGTCAGTCTGTACATCTAAATCTTCAGCAGTGATCTTGGTATCTACATAAGCTTTAATACTTTGTTGTGTGGCTAAATGAGTGGCTGAATCACTCGACATATTATCTTCATCTTTTATTGAAGTTCCTGATATAGAACCATTTAAAACAGCACTAGTTAAAGTCTTATTTGTAAGAGTTTCAGTGGCGTCAATTAAAGAGATAGTTCCATTAACATCCTGAACAGTCAGAGTTCTAGTAGTACTTCCAGAAATACCTGAACATTCAAATGCTAATTGCTTTGTATTATCTGAATTATCGCGAACTCTAAAACCACTATCATCGGTAACAACTGCAGTAGAAGTAATAGAAGAGAGTCCCGCAATTGTTGTTGCAGTTCCACCTAAAGCAATACCTGTACTTCCAACCGTTACTGAACTATTAGCAAGCTTTGCATTAGGAATTGCATTTGTTCCTATTTCACCAGATGTGTAAGTTAAACCAGATCCAGATGCAACACTAATATGTGCTCTAACTTCAGAAGCTGAAGGACCTGTATATGTAATAACACCTGTTGAATTGTTATAAGCTAAGCTTCCATCTCCACCTGAATCGGTAACAGAAAGAGAAGTTAATAATGCAACTGTACCTGTAGCATCAGGTAATGTAATTGTTCTATCAGCTGTCGAATCTGTCGCAGTTACTGTTGTTTCATAAGCGTTAGCTGTTGATCCTTCAAAAACAATATTTCCACTTCCGATACTAATTGTATTAGCTGCATCTATCGCGCCTGCATATAAAGTTGTACCTATTATTGATGTAGAAGTTAAAGAACTTAAGCCAACAAAAGTAGTAACCGTTGCACCTAAACTTACACCAGTGCTACCAATTGTTACTGCACTGTTTGCTAAATTACTATTTCCTATTGAAGTGGCAGTTGTTAATACAGTTCCAGTTTCATTTGGAAGTGTAATAGTCCTGTCAGCAGTTGGATCAGTCGCAGTTAATGTTGTCTCATAAGCATCAGCTGTTGCTCCTTCAAAAGTTAAGCCACTAGTGGTTAATTTTAAAGAATTAGCAGCATCTTCAGTACCTACATTTAAGGTGGTTACATTTCCAGTCGTTGCTGTTAATGCTGTTATACCAGTGAAAGTCGTAACAGTCGCACCAAGTGCAACAGCAGTTCCACCAATTGTTACTGAACTATTTGCTAATTGAGCATTAGGAATAGAACTTGTTCCTAAAACACCTGTCGAAGAGTTATATGTTAATCCCTCACCAGAGGCAATACTTATCGCTCCTCGTGCTCTCGCAGTTGTATGATAAAGATTCGTATTCTCAGTAAGATCAGCTGTCGTATTACCGCCAAAATCTAATTTATCTGAGGAAGTATTTAACTCCTGAAATAAACCACTGACAATTACGAGTGACTTTCTAGTTGCCATACTTCAGTCCAACTCAGTTCTATATTTTTTTTACAAAAAAGAACTATTATTTAATATCTATCCTACCAATAATACAGTTATTAATTTCTAACTAAGGGTGCCTCTATCTTGACAATTAGTTGAGTTGTACTCGATGCTCTTCCAACGCGTACTAAATAATGTGTACTACCCGTTGGAGGAGTTGATGTTATACCACCTGCACTAGTATCTGATAAATAGTAATCTGCAGCTCCAGTTAATCCTGAGGTTGATAATTGACCATGAGTAACAACATCTACAGTCTCTCCTGTCGTCTTAGTCGTTCTAACAAAACCAATACAAGTAGCTTTATCAATCGTGTCATTTGCAATTGCTTTTCCTATCTTTCCATCGCTAGAACGAGAATAAACAGCATCTCCTTGACTAACATTTTCAAAAGCAGCAGCACTAAACCCAATAATCGAGTAAACCTGTTTACCAGCTATTGTTGTTTTTAAATCTATTAGAACACCTATTAAGCCTTCTGCATTTGACTCATAAGGTTCTTGATCTTTTGCACCTGACATTAATCTATCCTTATAGGTGGTTCTACACGAATACTAAAAATAGAAGTTGTAGCACCTTCTCCTACTCGTACAATAGCTTGACCCGATCCTGAAGGAACTGTAGTTGTAATAGCACCTGCAGTTGAAGGACTTAGATAATAAATATCTCCTGGATCGATAGTACTTGGCATCGTTTTAACACCAGTTGTTATTACCTTGCATGTGCCTGTGGCTGAAGTAGCAGCATCAGCTAAACCAATAACATGAGAATTTTCTAAAGACCCATTAGCCGCACTAGCCTTACCTACCTGCCCATCTGAAGCTCTCATATATAAAGCCTCACCTTCAGCTACATTTTCAAAAGCAGTGGCGTCAAAACTTAAACGTGTCGGAGCATACGTAGGAAAACCTTCTTTTAAATCTATTAATGCATCTACCAAACCACGATAATTTGGTTCATACGGAATTCGTGTTTTAGTAAAAGAATTTGCATCTAGCAGATCAACTAAAACTGCTATTGCACCTTCTACATTTGGTTCGTATCCTGTAGCCATAATCTTTATCTATTAAATATCATTTTAATTTGTAAACTCCTTTAGAATAGAAATATAGGAGGTCAGAATGTCAACAGAAGTAATAGCCGCCATTATTTCAGGAAGCATTGGTGCTTTTGCTGGTATAACGCGAGCATTCTCAAACTTTAATCAAAAATTAGAAAAGAGATTTGAATATATTGAGCGTGACCTTGATAATCTAGAAGATAGAGTTGTACGTGATTACGTGTTAAAAGAAGACTTTTTAAGAGAAATGCAAGCTGTCCATAACAAATTGGATCGCATCCTAGATCATTTGTTAGCTCAGCATTAAGGACCTATAACAACCCAAGAGGTACTTGCAAGTAAGTAGATAGCTAACTTACTGGTAGACGTATTATAGTGTAACTGACCATCTACAGGATTAGCCGGATAACCAGCACTTACAGAGGCAACGGCTTTAGCTGTCTGCCAATTGGAACCATCATATATTTTATAGATCTGAGTACTAGCTGTATCTAACCAAGATTCACCTTTACTAAGAGAACTAAAACCTGCTGCAGAAGTATTAGGAGCAGTCGAACCAATAGAAATAGGTCCTACTTTAATTAAACCTGTTGAAGGAGAAGATGTATTATCAGCGAAAAAGAGTCCAGGGTCGCCTGCATTATTATTAACAGCTAACTCAGCAGTACCAAGACGAATAGGATAAGGTCGGTCATTGAGAGTACTAGAACGACGAGAAAGAATTTGTACAGCCATATCTAAATATTAATATAAAGATCAGAATCAACAACGACATCCTGATCAGTAATAGGATTATAAGTATCGCTATCTATTGTACTTGTAGAAGCCGTAGTACTAGTAGGAATACCATTAATAAAAGCACCTCCATCAATAACACCTGCTTCATAATCAGAAGCAAATTCATCAATAGGCTTATCAACTATGCCAAGCTTTGTATCTTCTAATAAAGCTGGAGATCTATTAAATAACTTGTTAATTAACGTAATCATTCGATTAGTAGTATTAACAGCTTTTCCATCTCGACTCAAATTCCCATCTGCATCTCGTTTTAAACCATCAGTAAGGGTCATTCCAATTACAGATGGATCAAAATCAGAAATAGATTGGGGTTGATTTCGATTACCAATAACAGTTTTGCCTCCACTCCACTTTGTATTTTGTTGAGTTAATTTTAATAACTCATAGTTATCTTGTACTTTTAATTTCTCTTTACTAAAGTTCTTTTCAAATTTCTCTAAACCAGCTCCAATAGGTTTATCACTTGGCTCTAATAACCAAGAACGAACATAATCATGTTTTTTTAAATTACTAACGGTGCAATAACCACTGCCAGTATCACTGAAAGGATAAACAACAGTAAAACTATTTGGATCAGGTACCGAACTAATGGTGTATTCACCAGAAACGGCATTGCCACTTGTAAATGTCAGTTCTATCTTAGTATTAGCTTGTAGATTATGATTGTCAACATTAACAGTTATATTTGGACCATCTTGAACGTACTTAGCAGCTAAATCAATAGGTTCATTTCCTTCATCATGTGTAAGAGCAAACATCGCTGCATAAATATGCTTACACCAACGCATTTGATAATACATTAAACTCTGAAAATCAACTGATTTTGTATCTTCATATTCTGGTAATTCATAAAAATTATTAATAACGGTAAAACCTAAATCTCTAAAAGTACCTGGAATATCTCTTTCTTCACTGACTGTTCCATCTGGCTGTAAAACACCACCTGGTTTAGTTGATCTAACAGTCGTTCTTGGAAATTTATCAGAAAGTAAATCACTATATAAATTATAACTATCACGTCTTGAAAAGTCTTGACAAGAGCATTGCCATCGTAATTCAGTTGTTAAAAATCTACCTACAAGAAAACCACGATGAGCAGGTACAACAGTCGATGTCACCTCATCAGCAGTTGTAGCTCCATAACTATCAGCTCTTTGAAATATAATTTCTTTTGTTACAGCATCTAAACCAGTAACCGTGTAACCTACATAATTTTTGTAATCTCTACCTCTAAGTAGACGACTAACAGTTACATTACCTGATGTTGTACCACTAAGAAGAGTACTTAAAGTGAACTGAGTAGTACTAGTAACAGTAATTGTATATCGACCAGAGGTAACAGTACCACTAGTGACATCAATAAATACCTTATTTCCTGAAGATAAACCATGAGCAGATGGACATGTAATTGTAACTGTAGAGCCACTTCTTGAATAAGTGGAGGCAAGCCCTGGATCTTTTTCTATAATCCGATCAGCTAACCGTTCGCCTGAAAAGAAAGAAAGCTCTGTAGGCAAATAACGAATACGAACTCTTGTAGTAGTCCAACGCGAATCCCCAAAAGTAGTCGATAAATAATAGTTAACATTTCCGTTGTTAGTTGCCGATGCTGAAGTAGTGACAGTAAATGTATTTTGTGTAGTGCTTACGATTGAGAGTGTTTCGTCAACACCTCCTCCAGTTGAAATATCTAACCAGACACTTTCTCCAGGATATAAACCATGATCTTGTTTAGTAACAACTAACGTTGTACCTGATTGACTGTATGTAGCACTGACAGATTTACCTAAATATCTTACCCCAAGGATTGGCAAACCATAATCGTAAAAGCTGAATGCATCTGTATCACGCATTCCAACAATATGTTCTCCTAATTCTTGATTAGTAGAGGGAAAAGTATAGAGTCTTGCAGGAATAAATACACCTGGAAACTGCTGAAAAGTAAAGTATAAACGGTAATCACCACGACGTTGTCTTTCGTTCGCAGTGGAACCTAACATACTTTGAGTTAACGTATATAATTCAAATCCTTTACGCCATCTACTCCATAATGAATCGGTATTATAAAATCTAATTTCACTATTTTTATAACTTCTTCCACCACTTTCGGCTACAGAAAAAGCACCATTATCTAGATTCTTTGAAAACCCTTTATCAAAATCTGTTTTGGGCGAAGTATTAAATTTACCTATACCAAAAGGCATCTTTTAATTTAGTAATATCCACCTTGTATATTACAATAGAAACCATTCGTCAAAGCCGCTGTACCGCTAACAGAGACGTATAAAGCCTGTCCACGCTTAAGCATTAATCCTCTTTGTTTAGGAGCTATTTCATTATTAGCAGAACCAAAATTAGAACCAGCCTGAACAACAGGATGATTAATAAGAGGTAGAACTTCTTTTAAAGTTAAACTACAATATTGTGTAGCAGCTACAGCATCAATACTTGCAACAAATAGTGGGAAGAACTGATTAATATTAGTAACTGTTCCTGTACTTACTAAATAAAAACAAAAATCAATTGGATCATAAACATCTACATTACCTGTAATTGTTCCACCAAGACTAGGAATAGTAACAGTAAATGTTGTTGGAGTAATAGTGACAATTGTAAATGTACCATCTATTGGAACAGTTCCACTGTTATAGCTGGTAAAGTTTAAAAATACTGCTTGACCTACTTCTAAATTATGACCACCAGAAATAGTTATTGTTGCAGTAGTCGAGTTTGCTGAATAAGTACCAGAAGTCGCTGTTCTAGCATCAATCTTTTCAATTACTCTTTTGCTATAACGAAACCAAATCTCATCTATATATGCTCCACTAATAGATGTATCTGTCAAAGCAGAGTCAACATCAAAAACTTTTGTAGAGTTACCAACAGCAGTTGGAATAAGACTGGTAGAAAAGGCTTGACCTGATGCAACAGTTAATAAAGTAGAAGTCGTCGCTGGACGATCTACCATTAACGGTTGTTTATTCGAACTACTACTTGACACTTTTATTGATAGATAGACTTAATTTCAATTATAACTGAAGGTTTTTTACCAGCGAGCTACTTTTGGATCAAGATCTTCTTCAAAAGTTCTCCAAGGATCTTGTTGATCGTATGCATCGTTCTGCTCTTGTGTTTCCCATGCATCACTATCTTTAGGCTTAAATCCTCTTCCAACACCTTGAGGGGCATCTTGATACCCTGGAGTTATACCTGCAATATTCTTCTGTCCTGCCATACGTTGTTGTCTTCCTTCAGTAAAACGCCTACCAGTGTCAGGTCCCTCTGACTCCCAAGGTATTCTTTCTCTTCTTGCACCAAAAAGATACCCGTTTCTTGTTGTAGGTTGAACAGCGTTAAAACGTCCTGCCATCTTATGCAGCCGCTACATTGAAGGTTACAGTAGCCGCAGTACCACCTGCCTCACTTACCCAATTTGTTCTTACCCACTTAACTGGTCTTCCAGAAACACTATAAGAAGTTGTTCCATTAGCAGTTATTGTCTGATTAGCTATTATTGGAGCATAATTAGTTCCATCAACGCTACCTTCTAATCTAACAATTACGTTTGTATCAACACTGGCAACAGTAACAATAAAAGTGTAATCCCTTGTAGAGAAAGTATTATTAACAGCTACTTGTAAAGCGGTACCAACAGCTGGTGCTGATAACGTACTTTCTGTACTGAAAATAGTATCCTGAAAATAATTTATAGCCATAAAACTAGAACTGACTTATTACCTAGAATAACAGGGGGAAACGCTACGTATTATCCCTAAATTTATTTGCAAAATCCTTTTTAAAAATACTTAAAAATTCCTTACCTTTACTTTCTTTACTCTTAGCAGTTCCTGTTCTTTCAGTAGAATCAGTCCATCTCTTATATCCACCAAGTGACTTAGGATCTGCCTTGGCAGTTTTATACTTTTCTCCATACTTACTACCGCGTTCAGTAGTATTTTCCCAATCCATATCATCGAAAATCGACATAATTACCTCCAGGGGTCTCTGCTATTTTTTAAATTCTCAGACTCTGCTTTAGTAGCCTGAGGAGTATTTGAAAATTTATTAGCCGAATGTAATTCTTTTTCTACTTCAGTAGTTTCACTTGGAGTAGGTCTCTCTATTCTTTCTCTTTCTCTATTAAGAGATTTTTGTCCTTCTGAAGTAGCTCCAAGACGTTGAGCTCCTCTATTACGATCCTGTTGATCCCGTTCTCTTTGAGAAGCAGAATAATCAGTAGCTAATCGTTTAGCTCTTTCTCTCTTTGCAGCTGGATCTAATGCCATAATGAAAACTCCTAACGATAATTAGTTTCAAGAACAATTCTGGTACCAACAGCAACGTCAGCAGGTCCAGGTAAGGCTTGAATAAATTCAGCCCCTTCTCTATTGAAACGATAACGTGCTTGCTCTGGATTTCTATAGTTTGGAACATATAAATGGAGAGCTAATCTATCTGTTTCATATAAATAAATCTGCGTCCAAGTTTTAAGTGTCTCTTTAAAATCAGAAGTTGAAATTGTTCTATCAACGTCACCTAAAATACTCTCTATTCTACTTTTTGGAACTGAATCATTATTAACGCTACCAGTCATATCAGTGCGTTTTTCAGCCTCGTCACAACGACTAATCTGTTCAACAATCTTGTCATACCAAAAAGAGTCCTGAATATTATTCATTGCCTCTTCAAGTCGCGCTTGGTCACCAGCTGGTACCGAGGTTAAATTATAACCTAGATGCCAACGCACCTTAGATTGTACATAAGTATCAAGCTTCATTAATCAACACTAAAACAAGCCTAGTGTCAGTCTACTCGGACTAAGTTCTCCTTAAAAATTTCATCCCAATCAACTCGTTTAATATTTCTCAATTGTTCTAACTTCTGAAATCTTTCACCAGATTGGGAAGTCTGTAAATCTTTAATATCACGAGCTGTTTTAAGACCTACCCCAGGTAACGCATCAGCAATTTGACGTGCAGAAGCAGTATTAATATTGACACGAGTATCAATGGGGAAAGTCTCTCTTGTAGTTAGTTTTGCAGGTTTAACTCCTTCAGCTGCTAATTCTGCAGTAAGACGTTCTTCTGTGCGTATTTTTTCATTAGTAGCATCTATATGAGGAGTCAAATCACACTCATCTACATATAAAACTTCATCTTGTGCATCTAGGCACATCATGATGCCTTCACCATGAGAAGAGATAACTTCAACAAGTCCTCCAGTGACTTTGTATTGATACAACATAAACAGACTAGGTTGATACGTTACGACAATAACCCTACTAAACCTTAGCTTTTAAAGCGGATGGTTAGGGTGAGAGTTATCCATCAATAATCCAATTAAAGCTAAAGTGATACCCATAATAAATATCACAGTGATTAATTGCATAATGAATTTGTCAGTACACAAATTATAGACAAGAAAAAAGCGAGCCACAAGGACTCGCCTAATTCTCTTAATCTAAAAGATTATTACTCGTCGTTACCACCTAACTGAGAGGCGAAATCGATGAATCCTTGGATATCATTCCAAGAAACATTAGCAGCAGGACGTAGATAGTTCACGCGGCAAAGAATGTAGCCTGCGCGACCAGCAGTTGAATCGTCAGCACTAATATAAACACCATCACCAGACACAGAAGTGTTAGTAATTGCGTTTACATTGTATACCTTGAATGTGGTATCTGCTACAACCTTATACATCATGGAATCAGCAGCATCACCAGCAGCAATTGTGCTAGTTACGCTTGACCAGAATGGTAGGTTGCCTGTTGTTGTGTCAGCAGCTCCTTGAGCAAAAGCACTAGAAGCAGCAGTAATTGAAGAACTAGCTGCAGCTAGACCATTTAACTGAGTAGCTGGAACACCGAGTGGTGCGCCACTGTTGTCAGGTCCTAGAAGTAGTAGCTCAGTACTTGTAGCTCCTAAGTCAGCTGTTACAGGTGCAGCAGGGAATCCTGCGCGATCTGCAGCGAGAGTAGGAACATCCTGTCCAATAGCGATTGAAGCTCCGTAGACATAAGCTGGACGAGCAGCACTAGCTTGTACAACAAGGCTAGTACGATCATCACGAACTCTGTCTCCAGAACGTCTATCAGGAGAAGGTACTGTGATATTGAAGCTCTTGTAAGAGGCTTTATCAGCCGCTACGTTGGAAACTTTTACATAACCAACAATTTCAAATGCTTCAACACCTGGAAGGCCGAAAACGCCTTCGTCGTTGTAACCAGAAAGTCTATTAATCTGATTACCTGGCTGGAGAACGGCTCCAGATTGTCCTTTATAAGATGCCATTAGTTAATACCTCCTTATTCAGTGATAGTGAAGGCTGTTGTAATGAAGTCCTTATTCAAGTTCGCAAAGCCGGCATAAAGTTGCCATATCAAAATGATAAAGCGACTGAAGTCGTCGTTGTTATTAATTAGAACTTGAGCATTTGGACCACCAATACCTACACCGATCGCCTGAGGGCCGAAGAATAGGCCGGCAGGAGTTTTCTTAGTTTGTGCACCATTACCATCGCCGATATCGACCGAGATCTCTTTGTCAGGGAAGTTAGTAGATTCGAAGAATCTAACACCTTCAAAAACAAATCCTGATGGCATAACTGGCTCGCCAGCTACGAATTGTGCTTGACCGTACTGTCCGCCACCGTAGATAGCCTGGTTAGGAGCCATTGCACCCATAAGAGGGTTAGGCTGTCCCATACCTGGGTAACGTGCAATTTCACGGAAGCCTTGATCAGCACGTAGATCTTTCATAAGTGAAGGATCTGCTATGCAACGATAGTAGCCATCAGCGAAAACTGGTACGTGACGCTTACGTAAGCTCTTAACAACGTCTAAAAGGTCAGTTTTTACATTGAACTTGAAGCGCTCAGAAGCGTATTCTGTAGCTGTGTAAGCAGTAAGAGTAGTGGAGTTACTCTTAGCTTTTCCGTTAGGATAGTAGTAACCACCTTGTGAATCACTACTTTGACCACGTGATTCAGTCTTGAATAGCTCGTCTAAGAAGACGCGATCACGCCAACGGCGATAATCATCAAGAAGGGTAAGCGATCCTATTGACTGATGGAACATGTTAAGGTTCCCAGTATCAAGCAATAGACGCTGAGCGGTCATTAATGTCTCACGAGCAATCTTGAATGTGCTAGGGAGATTTGTGTTATTTGGATCTGCTGGTCCAGTATATTCACGGAGAGATACTAGAACCTTGTCCTTGACAATAGATCTGCTGTTTGCTGTACCAATGGTTTGATCCTGAGTACGCTCACGGCTTGTCTTAGTGCCAGGGTTACCAAAGAACCTGTAGCGGTCTAACTGAACAGTTTGACCAGGTTGCTTAGTAAAGTCATGTACGACTACTGGTTCGGCAGCCATCTCCACAATATACGCTGGATGGGGCCTATAAAGCTCCGCACCAAGCAGTTTGGGGAAATCGTTGTCTATAAACATTTTGTTTTCTCAGCGTTTAGTTTGCTGATATCTGAGAACAAAATCCTCTTACGAGGATGAAGTCTCTATATCTGGAAAAAATCCATTGAAATAATTATAATATGGGTTTATCAACCTACTTATATAAGTTTGACGTCTACTAGACCATGTTGTACTGAGAATAAGCAGTAGAAGGTACAACTGCTTGTCCATCAGGCTTTGGATTTGGATTAATATTTTGAGGTTGCAAATCTGATTGAGAAGCTTCTTGTTCTGCAGCAAGAGCCATCATTATATTCTTGTAGTCTTCAGACTTTTCAACGGCTTCAATAGCTTTTTCTTTGCTCATTTTTTCTTAGCAGGTGGATAGCCAACAGGAAGTTGTTGGAAAGCGGCAGGTGGCATCATTTGTGCCAAGGTCATCTGATATTGTGCAAGAAACATCTTTTGATTATTAATACTTGCATTCAGATTTTGAGTTGATGAAAGACCATTCATCGGTAATGGAGAACCTGGAAGATTTAATTTCAAATAACTTGACTCTAAATCTTGAGGCATAGGAGAATCATTAACCGCTGGATCTCTCATTGCACCATAATTGTCTGTCATTCCATATATAACTTGTCTCTGAGCGTCACCAGCACCAAACATTGTCAGTCCTGGGGCTCCCATACCTCCCCCAGCTGTACCAAATCCAGAAAGAAATGAATTTGTTCTATCTTGTGCGCTACCTTTCTTTTTTGCCATTAGTAAAAAAAATAAAATAGGGGGTAGAAAAACTACCCCTTATTTAGTTATTGAATTACTCCATTACAAGGAGCTTTTGACGGAAGATTTCAGGATCTTGCTGAGCTGCATTTAGATACTTCCAAGCTTCTTGAGGGTTACGATCAGCTGCATTTCCGAAGTTATTCCAGAAATCAGTTGGGTTAGCCGCTCTCTGAGGCTGTGGAGGAACTGGCATCTCAGGGCGTGAAGGAGCTGCTGCAGCTGGAGCTTGTCCAGTAACATTAGGCTGTCCAGTTACCTGAGGAGCATTTGCATACTGCTGACCTACTGCTTGACCTTGAGGAGCTGCTGGTCTTTGTGCAGGAACAGGATAAGGACCATTCTCACCAAAGAACTCACATGTGTAATCAGCAAGAACATCTGGATCAGTAAGGATTCTTTCGTAAACCTTATGCTCTGCAGATAATTCCTTAAGTAGACCTGCTGCCTCATTTAACTGACCATTAGTAGCAGATACAGCATCTTCTAATTGACAAGAATAGTCATTAAGAATAGCTGCAGTGTCAGGACCAAAATGATCAATGACATTGATGCTTGCAGGACTAACTCCGTTTGCGAGGAGCTGGTCTGGTGTTATCTCCTGTAAGGTTTGGGAAGAGTTGTCCGAGTATGCCGGGCTGTTGTTGATCCCAGGCATAGAGGTCTGAAGACCCTGGTTGGCGAATTGGGTCGTTTGTTGGGAACCGTAACTGGCCGGGTCGACTGCTTGAGTCTGAGGCGACTGTTGACCCTGGAACGGGAATTGGACTGGTGAACTCAGGAGCCCCACCACCTTGTTGAACGCCTCCTTGTAAGGACTCTCCTGCTGTTGGGGAGCCTGGGATACCTGGGGGCTGTACGCTGTAGGGGCTGAATTCTGGTAAGGTACCGCCGTCTGCGCTGGCGCTTGTGTCATTGGTGCCGCCATCGGCTGGGAGCTCGCCACCCATTGGGGAGACGTTCCCACTACGGGTGCCTGGGCTGCTGACTGAGCCGCTGGAGCCACGTAGCTGGTCGGCTGGGTCTGGGATACTTGGGGTGCCGATTGGGTCGGCGCTACGGTAGCGTCCTGCATAAGTTACTTCCTTCTGTAATGATTCGAGGGTTCTATATAAAAATGGGGTGAGATCAAGTCTCGGGTCTGCAGCCATCGGTAAATTCGGTTGCTGCGGATGCGGAGTCCTCATCTCTTGATTGACTAAGTCAATGAGTTGAGAATACGCCCTCTGTACTTCTCCTACCATTCTAAACGGATAACCAGAAAGCATTCCTGCAATCTCGTCATCAGTTTTGGAAGGAAATAAATACTTCAGTGCTTCTATACTATCAACACCCAATTCTTGTAGGTTTCTTGTGAAGATAGATTGGTTCAATTTATCTTGTGCCGTATCCTCATAAACTGGTCCCATCCAACGCCAACTAACTGATCTATCTCCGTCAGGAGCCAGTCCTACAACGCCATCTGGAATCTCTTTAGTCTCAACTGCAGCATCAATAGCTTTCTGTAAACGACTCTCATATCTATCTTTTTGCTTTATATACTTCTCATATAGCACTTCATCATCGGGATCTTCAGGAGGAACTGGATATTTAATTCCTGATTGATAAGCTAATGACTTACGGAAGATTTGTTCTTCTTGGAAGATCATTAACTCAAAACACTTACAGACGCCGTATGTATAAAGCTGTAGGCATTTCTTCTTAGCTGTGGCACTAACACGTCCATAAGCTGATTTAATCTCCGTTGCAGTCACGTTTGTGATGCTTAGGTCATCAATACCACCTAGAGCGAGTCTTATCTCACTTCTAAGCTGTTCTGCATAACGAGCTTGGTCGGTACCTACAGCATTAGGAGTAATAAAACCAACACGATCAGTTGGCTCCAAATTAGCAATAACTCTTGGAACTCGGTAACCACTACCTGGTTTACCTATGTAACCTGGTTGCTGTCTAGTTGTAGGGTCTTGTTTGAAAGTAGAACTAGAAAGATCAAAGTTTGAATTAAAACCAGATTGGCTAGAAATACTTGGCCTTTGTGCTACATCATCTGAGTTTTGCTCGATAATGTCTTGCTTTGGTCGAGAAGAAAGTAAAGTTGGATTTCCAAAGAATGATAAGTTTGCACGAATATTCTTTACCATCTCGTCATGAGCAACTATCTGACTAGATAACCACTCAAACTCACCAGCTCCATCAGTACCAAAAGCATCAGGATTATTAAAAACTTCTACACATGGAATAAACTCCATACTGTTGTCATGCACTTTCTTATCGAAAGTGGCATAATCCATCTTTTCATTATCGAAAGTTATTTCTTGTTCACTATGAAATTCTTCAATCTCTTCAGGAGTAATACGTAAACGCATATAACGTTTATCTGTATTTAAACCTGCACCCTTAAATCCCTTAGAAGCTTTAACTTTGTAAGGATAGATGATGATTACTTCTTCTAAATCACCTTCTGGCGAGTAATAAGTACGATAAGAATCTTTATCAAACCAATAAAGACGATAAGTCTTTTGTGTTGGTCGAATATAAAAAAGACCTTTTCCATAGGCTAAAAACCTATCCCATATGGAATCAAGTCTTGCATCTAATTTATTGAACTTTATAACCTGTTGAATAAAATCAAATCTTTGTGTTCCGAAGTTATCTTGATCAGGATAAAACTCAACTCCTTGACGTATCCCAAACATTTTCATTTGAGATAAATGAGCATTAATCAGCATCGTGTCGGCTGATCCGCTACCGTCTCGATTTACTACCGCCTTAATAAGAGGATCGAGTGCGGATTTAGTAGCAGTATCACTCATGAGTTTTTAACGAATTGTCTATTGGTCAATGGTATAACCAGCATGCAAACGTTTTAAAGTAATCACATCACCCTCGGCTTCTACATCAAATCGTTCACTTGGCTGAAGAGCCAAATCGTGACAAAGTTCATCAGGCAGAGGAATGACAACAGAACCATAAGCGTCCTGTTCGATTTCTACGTTGTAATAGCTGTTTGACATTGGTAGGTGTCTTTCCAGTTTAAATCGTCAATACTCTAACTCTAGTTTTCCTTTGGTCATTAATCCATTACACAGCCATACCAATGCATCCACACAATCATCATGGGAACTAACTCCAAAATTAACAATTTCATCAGTTAAATTAGTAAATCTCCTGTACTTATTAAATATAATTTTTCTCTGTTCAAAAAGACCCATAATTCCCCTAAAACGTGCAACTTTGTCCCCGCGAAATCCTTTAACTGCATGCCATATCATGTTATATAAACCCTGATCTCCTAAGCATATTCTTTTAAAATCAGCCTCTAAAGATGCCTGATAAGCAACAGCTTCTGACCAAATATGAACAGCATTTCCAGTAGGGAAATAATTTTTATTATCTTTGTGAATCACACCCCATTCTTCCATCATTTCCATTAAACTATCTAATTTTTCTAAATTACCCATAAGTCGTATTCTCTTGCAATCGATAATATGAATTTTGTCTTTAATACGACCTCCCATTACAAAAACTGTATAGTCATTCTGTTCCCTTACTCCTGCTGATAAATCTACACCTACACCCATTGCATCAAATTGAGTCGCAATAGAACCTTTAACAATTAAATCTGGTGAAAGAGATAACTCACTTGTCTGTACAATTTGATTTTGATACTGGAAACTATAGGCAATTGGAGCTTGTCTTCGACGATCACGAAGATAATCTAATGACCACATCTCAGGCCAATAAGATATTTCATCTCCATTCTTATCTACAGTTATTGCAGATTGAATAATTTGAACCCAATCATTTGCTGGAGTAAAAGTAGTTTTATGAATATCATCATGACGAAAACGAGTCCCTAGACAAACTGCTCTTCCACCCTCAAACATAGTTGGAACAATAACAGCATTCCAGTTGTCCTCCATAGCTTGTCGGATATCCCTATTCTTGATGTCATCTGCACTCTTAATTGCGTCATCAATAATACAAAGATGAGAACGTTTAGATGTCACAGCACCCTTTAGACCTGCACAACAGACAGTAAATTCTTCTTCACCAGTAGATTTAATACCTGCAAATTTCCAATCAATACTCCAATATTCGTTTGAGTTTATTCCTTTAGCAATTTTTACTGTTGGAAAAACCTCTTTATAAGTCTTACTTTCTTCAATAATTCTTTTAATAGCGGCACTCTTAGGTCTTGCCACATCAACCGTATAAGAAATATATAAAATTTTCAAAGGCATACGCTTTAAAGCATGTACACCAATTGACCAAGCTGTGAACAAACCTAGAACCGTTGACTTAGCTGAACCTCGTGGAGCAAGAATATCAATATTAGGTCCAGCAATACCAGATAAACATTCACTACTATCACCCGTACATAGATATTTATGCCATTGTTTATGATGACTTGCAGGAGGTTTATCACCTACAACATCACAAAAATATGCAAAATCGACTCTTGCACGTTCGACATCAATATTGGAAGTCTTTTTGACTACCTGCTGCTTAGCTGCTGCTCTTGCAGTGCGTCTGTAGACGCTATAAATACTTGTACCTGCCATGCACGTAGCATAGCTTAAGAATCTCTAACTTTCCTCTTGTAAGATTTTTGTCCAAACTCCCATTGATGCTTCTGTTAATGGACCTTCAATAGGATCGTCTCTAAAAATAGACAACATTTCTCGTAAAGCTCTGTCTGCTCCAGCAAGAATTAAACCTTGTTTATCTAGTAATACCTTCTCATCACTAAGTTGTTTAATCGTTCCCCTTAATTCCTTTTGAAGCATTGCAATTCTGGCGGTACCCATGTCCTGCTTCACCATACCTTGTTCAATACCAATTCTTAAATTAGAAATATCCTGCTGCATTGAATCAATTTCAGCTTCCAATACTTCATTAAAGTTACGCCTTTTGAATTTTCTCTGAGCCCATTTATCGCATTGAACGATGGTACCTGTAAACCCAAGAAATCGGGAATACAAATACATTTGAATTGAGCTTCGAGTTTGTTTACAAAAGGCTAAAAAGGCTTCTCTATCTTTTAAAGAAAGGCTCTTTAACCATTCGGTCATACTCTAGTTGCTGTGCGAGCTTGACTATAATCCCTATCCTCCTTGTAGCGACGGAAAGCTTCTCTTTGCATATCTGTACGACGTGTCTCTGATCCACGGGTCCTTTCTAACGCTCTGGCTTCTTCACCACCAACTCTTGCTAATCCTCTTTCTCCTGTATATTTTTCAGCCTGTGTCTGTCTCTGTTGAGCCCCTCCTTCCCCTAATAATCCCCTTTCACCCGCATACCGCTCCGCTTGAGTCTGACGTTCTTCTTTTCCTTTAGAACTGACTAATCCTCTTTCACCGGCATAACGTTCGGATTGTGTTTCTCGTTGTTGCTTACCTCCTTCTCCTATTAGACCTCTTTCTCCTGCATAACGTTCAGCTTGGGTTTCCCTTGCTTCTGCTGCAGTTGTCTTAACTAAGCCTCTTTCTCCTACATAACGCTCTGCTTGAGTTTCACGAGCCTGTCTTCCACTCTCTTGTAATCCTTCGGATTGTGTTAATCGCTCTTGTTGCCCTTTTATACCTTCAGTTAACCTCGTTTGTGCGCCAACAGTTTCAGCAGTTTCTCGTTGTTCCGCTCCTTCAGTTTCTAACGCCTTTCTTCTTTCTAATCCTTCAACACCTACCTTTAATCGATCCTGCTTACCAATTGCCTCATACTCACCTTTTTTAAGATCAGAGGCTCCTTGAGCAGCTCTCATCTCTTCTGTTGTGAAATATGTCTTCAGACCCTTATCTTCTTCCGCAGCCAACTTCATGTTGATCCGCGTTTGTGCCGCAGCTGCCTCGTCCAGTACTAATTGGTTCGTTGTCTCCTGATCAACGGTATAGACATTACCGCCAATCGTATACTTTTTATCCGCAACCTTATTTGGATCGTTTTTGTCGTCAGCCATCTTTAAAATTTATCAATTAGCATTATTTAGATTCTACCAACGGTGAAGCTAACTAACCTGTGAAGTATGTTCTCTTCAATCCTAATTGACCAAATTCGTTCGCCGCATCTTGTGACTTAGCTCTTGCTTCAATAAGTGCAGCCTTGGCTATACGTGGTACTGCAAAAGCTTGTTGAGACATTAAATTAGTTCTTGCCACTCCCATTGGTGAGTTCATATAGTCATACATCTGAGCCTTATCTAACTGATAAGCATATTCATTAGCAATCTTGTTATAAAGAAGATTTTGTTCCCTCTCTCTATCCTTCAGCCTCCTATCACGCCATCCCGAATAACCATCTTGTATAATCTTTCCAACTGACAGACCAGAACCTAGGTTTGGAACTGGGTCCGATGTAACTGCTTTTGTAGGATCATAATCTGGATTTTTCTTTTCAGCAAATATCTCAATAGGTACACCTCCTAACGTATTTGGAGCATCTATTCTTCTTCCCCATTCATCTAAACCTGATCCTCTCTTATCAAGATCCCCTTTAGTCCAAGGTAATGCATCATATGCACCAGTGAAAACTCTAGGTATACCTAACCACCCAGTAGGTGCATCTTCACTAATAATTACACCATCCCTGACTAATGTTCCATCAGGTAATTGTTCATATTGTGGCCCTTTTTTTGTAGGATCAAATCTAGGATCAGGAATAGTTGGGTCCCAATAATTAATCCTCCCAACAGAAGAATTATTTCCCATCCCTAAGATGTTATTAATCTTAGTTAAGAAATTATCTTTGCGATTATTGAGTTTTGTACTCATGGTCCTTAGAAGTATCTAAAGTTGTTTCTGTTTTGCATTGCATTTGCTACAGCTTGATTACTAGCTTCAGCCATATTAAATCCTGATGCCTGAGAAGCTTCACTCATCGCTCTAGCCATCTCAATATTCTCTTTTAACTGCTTAGCAGCGGCTTGACGAGCAAGGTCTGCTTTCTCTTTTCTCTCAGTCTGAGCAAAAGTCGTATCGCCAAGAATATTCATTACATTTGCGTTTGTTCTTGCATCTAATTGTCTACCAAGCCTATCGCCAAATGGAACTCCTGCTGGATCTAAGCGATACCAGTAATTACCTTGTGGTCCCATCATCCGGTCAATCGTTCCTGGTGGTAAATTCTGACTTCCTAAAACATCTCCAGAATTAGGATCTCCTCGTCCTGATAATTGACTAGCTGCAATACCTCCAGTTCTATTTACTGCACCACCAACAGGTCCACCTGAACCACTTGTAGCCATTACACCTAGACCACTAGCAAGAGGTACACCTACAGCCGCTAAATTTTGTGCTCTTGAAAGAGGAACACCCATCTTAGTTAAGCCTGCTCTACCTAAGAAACGTGCTTTTGGTCCACCCAGTCCAAATATCTGCCCCATGGAAGCGCCTTGAAGACCACCCTGTATCATTCCTCCTAATCCTTCACCCTGTAATGCAGATGAACCAAACCCATAAGCACCACCATATTTCCACAAATTATTTCCTAAATGAGTACCAATAGGTCTAGCAAATCTTAATGCGTCATCTAAATAAGGAAGACCTTTTGAAACTAGTGTGCCCCAACCCATTTTTTTAATCTCAATACATATATCTAATTATTTTAGTGGCTCTAACTCTTAGACAATAACTCTTCTTTAGCTAATGATAAATAATTCCGCAAAACGTTTAAATCGAGCATTAGAACTCCATCAACTTCATGCACCGCCTCAGGGATTATTTCTTGTACTTGTTGTGCCGAAAAACCAGCTCTTAACGATTGAGTTGGATCTATATTTTCTTTATACCGAAATTGAATCGGCTCTAACTTTTTTAACTTCTCAAGCGCACTCACGGAGCCCCTTAACAAAGAATGCAATCTCAGCTAAAGAATCACTAACTTCAGTACTTTCTAGTGGAGCCATATCAACTTTAAGTCTTTCATCACAGGCGGCAAATAAAGCCTGTGCACCAGCAGAAACTCCAGCACCAACTGCACTACCAAGAAGCTTTTCACCAAGCCCAGGTTGAGAAGGAGCTGTTGGCATAATAGTTGCCTGTGGATGAGTGTATTGGAATAAGAAGTGTTTACCCTTATCACCTATAGGAGATATTGAACCTCCACCCATTGTTCCAGGATTAAATACATTTTTATCTCCACTACCACTGCTACTTCCTCCACCCATTCCACCAGACTTCCAGATATCAAGAAAACTCTTTCCAAACTCAGGTCCGAAATTTTTAGAGAAGGCTCCCCCAAATGTTTCTTTCTCTTCAGAATTATCATCAACTCTCTTATGGATAGACTTGGTAGACATTTTAAATCTCTTTTTTATTCATTATACGTTCACTCATTTAGAAGTACTTAGTTGTTCCTCTTCCATAAACGTTATTAAGAAATCTATCTACATCCGTAGAAACTCCTGAAGAACCTCCCTGTACACCTGGAGTACCCGCCTCGCCTCTTAACTCTATAAGTTCTCTTTTATGAGCATGCTTTAAATTTTCTAACTCAGTCTTAGCACGAGCAGCTTCTCTTGCTGATTCAACACTTGGGTTGTATTCATTAGAAGATCTACTACCTGTGTCACTTAAATCATAGCCTTCAACAGAATTTGAATAAGATGAACGAGGCTTTCCACCTTCAGCAAATGCACTTAAAGCTAAGCCACCTGCAATCAATGGCGCAGCAGCCGTAGTTGCACCAACAACACTTGCAGTTATCTCCGGATTTTCATAAAGACCTCTTCTCCAACCTCGATCCTTTAAATCTTGAGTACTTTTTAAAAGGACGTCACCACTAGGATTAAAGAAAGTATCCTCAGGTCTAGGTCGCCCTGTTTGCACAGCACCTGCCTGTTGCTTAGGATTTGCTTTCTCAGTCAATCTACTGTAAGTAGCTCTAGCTGGATCTTCACCCATACGCTTCCAATATCCACTCATTACATTACCTAAATAGTCTTTTCCTTTAGCTAAAGCAGCATCAGTATCCTTTCCCATTATGTGCATTCCTATATCAGCAATGACGGGCCAATTACCTGGCAATTTACCAAGTAAAGCTCTTATTCCAACATCTCTTAATTCACTCGCAGTTTGATTTCTAGTTCCATCAGCTTTTACTGTAGGTCTTCTAAAAGTAGTTGAACCTTCTTTAGTTTCTTCCCAAGCAGCCATTACACTGTTACCTCTTGACTTGGAGCTTTGTTAGCCTCATTAGGATTAGCTTCAGTACTACCAGCATTAGCGGGTTCTTCAAACATATATCTAAGGTTGGATGAACCTACGAAAGTTTCGTCGTCTATTAGACGCGAGGCATAATATGTATCATAAAACGACTGCACATCAGCCGTATCAACTCTATCTGCTAACCCACCTGTCTTATTACCTGGCGCAAAATCATTAAAGGCAAAACTTTCCCATTTCTTATAAGCATCATCAGCTGGTTTAAACCCTTTCTCATCAGGACTAATGAATGACCTTGCAGAGTTATAAAATTCATTATCTCTAACATCTGGGTTTGTATCATCTAAAAGACCTTTCCACTGAGCACTACCAGTTGTTTTATCAGGATCGAAATACTTATCTCTACTTAAAGAACCAGCATCTG